TGGCGCTTTCCAACAGCTGCCCCGGATACGGCCTGATAGGCTGTGGCCTTGGTAATCACGCTCGCCGCCAGTGCGGCCACAGTCTGCGACGATGCGGCAGCAATCGAGGACAGCATCGGCGTGGGGGCGGTGTTGTTGGCGGTGTAGGCCAGCGACTCGGCATATTGCTGCGGCCAGGTGGCAATCTCGCCGGCCGGATAGGGTGCCGTGATGGCATTCAGCGCGGTCTGGCAGGCCGCGTTAATGATGGCGATCTGTGCGGCCTGCGCTTCGGCAAGCGTTACGACATAGGGCGCAACTGGGCCGAACGTGCCGGCCACGGCCTCGTTATAGATCGCCACGCCATGCGGCTCGATATCGGTCGGCGAGGCATTAAATGGCACCTCCCCGAGGGAGTCGAATGTAACCAGCAGGGTGATGGTGCCGTCTGCGTTGTAGGACGGGTTACGGGCCGAGATGATGTTCATTTTTTAAGCGATCCTCTGGAATGAGTACGACCATGCGCTGGCTCCAACCTGGCATACCCGCGAGCAATAGCATGTCCCCATCCCACTAATCGCGTAGTTTTGACCTGCGGAGTAGTTCTGCGTGGTTGTAATATTTCCATTATCTGTAATTGAAAAAAAGCAGCCGACACCAATACCCACGTTCAGCGGAACCGCGCTTGTTGGCGGCGTATAGCCCAGCGCCCCGGTTACGTCTCCGGAGGTGAGCGATATCGCGCCGGTGCGGGTGTTGAATGAGGAAACGCCGGAGACAACGCCAAGCGTTGTTTTGGCCGTTGTGGTCGTGCCATCTGTCCCGAGCAGTCCAGCAAGATAGTCGTGGACTCCGGTTATCCAGTTTTTTACGTCGCCCTGCGTGGCAGTCGAGGCCACGGCGGTTGTCGCGGCGGGTAGTGCGGTGGTCATTTTGCGTTAACTCCACATGAGGGTAGCCGAATTACTGTTCCAGAACGTGGCGGCGTCGTTGCTGCCCCACATCCCGACAAAACTGACATTGAGGTAGACGGATGCGCTCCACGTTCCGGCCAGCGCCCGAACGGATGTGACCCTGAAAATCGTGTGCTGGCCGAACAAAGCCGAATCAGCCCAGGTTGTGTCTTTGGTCTCGCCCGTCCGATGCCATACGGTCGGCGTCGCGGAACTGTCGGCCTGATCGATGATGTAATGATCTGCACCGGCTGCCGCATTCCACGATATTTGAGTCAGGACGCTAGATCCTGGAACGGCGGTAACAGTCAGCCCGGTCACGGCGTTTCCGGTCGCCTGCTGGCCGCTGATCGTGTAGGTGTAGACGGTCAGCGTTGACAGGTCTTCGGTGCCGCCGCCCCAGATATTGAAGCTCTGGAACTTGAAATGGATCGTCGATCCGATCAGCGACAGGTCCAAGCTGCCGGACTTCACCAGCGCATCATCGAGCCGTATGAACGGATCATTGATGGCATGAGCCGCGTCCGAACTGCCATAAGCCCCGCGCACCAACCCGGAAAGAGAATAGGCATTCGTCCCGGTCAGAGCTGCGCCCTGATAGGCCATAAACTCCGGGTTTGCGCCACCGACATAGAACAACGTATTCAGCGCCGCAGCATCCGCAGCAGAGGCACCAAGCAATTGGCCGCCCATGCCGTCGAGCAGAATGTTCATGGTGTTGTCTGGAGCCCCGACTGCCGTCGTCAGATGACCAACTCTTGATGGGCCGTATAGGGTGCCGATCTGTTTGTAGGTCGTGCCATCGTAGGACACCCAGACATTGCATCCGCCCCAGACCGTAGACGCAGCCGGGCCAGTCACGCCGGCCCATACCTCAAGCCCAGACCCGACCGCCAGCACATAGGGCGGCTCAAGGATGCATGCCGTTGATACGCTCCCCGGGGCGGCGTTGTAGTCCACCGCATAGCCCGCCCCAGACGGGATCGGCGCTGAGATGTGCGACGAAACTCCGGCCGGTGCATCTTCGGCGACTACGGTCAGGGTGCCGAATTCGTCCTCTTCAATGCTGATGATCCGCACCGGGTAAAGATTTAGGCCGAGCGCCGTATCCGTGATCGTGAGCAGGTCGGTCGGCTCCAGGTAGCACCACTGCCAGCCGAGCCGGAACGTGTATTGCGCCCGCACGTAGACCGCTCGTTGCAGGATCAGCTGTGCCGACGCCTGCGCCACACTACTTAGCGCGATCTGGTTGGCGGTAATCTTCGACATCGGACGCAGGCCATAGGTGTCTATGGCGACCTGGTCCTGCACTGTACAGGTCTCGGTCTGGTACTGCTCCGCCCGATTCAGGTAGTCGATCTGCACCTGGTTGAATGCGTCCGACGTGGTGTTAACCGTTGATGAAATGGCATTGCGCTGGATCGTGACCGGATCGGCCCCTGACTCGGCCAGAAAATCATCATCGGCCAGATTGGCAATCGGCGTCAGGTTCGGGGTGTAGGTCGCCCCATTGCCTGTGATCGTGGCATCACCATACGGCACCAGCTTGATGACTCCATCCGAGAAATAAATCCCGGTGTTGGTCAACTGCATGATGTCGGTGACTACCTGGCTCGCGTCCTGCTGCTGGGTATATCCGGGCGACAGGAACAGTCCGTTGGCCACGCAGTAATTGCTGTATTGGGTCAGGCTCTGAATGGTTGGCGCATTGGGTATGCCAAGCGTGGCATTCGTGAACAGGTCGTTCAGGATCGCGGCCGGGTTTGCGTCGATGATCCCGCTCCCGAACAGCAGCCGGCCCTGTACCTCGAAGGTGATGCTTGGCAAAGATGCGCTGCTGCCTAAATCGTAATTCGCCGCCGCTGCATAGGCCGTCCCGGCATAGTTCAGATTCTGCCCGGCGTGGCTGCTCATATAGCCCCATTGGGCCTGTGGAACGCTACCAGTGAACAACGAGAACGCCAAGGCCGGATTGGTCGCCGTCTTGTTTTGCCACGAATTGGTAATCCCAGCTACTGGCCCCTCACACAGGCCGAGCGCGAACGAGGCGGTATAGGTGTACGTCGTGTTGGAGTAATTTCCGCCGCCGCCCTTGCCACCTCCAGACTGGGAACTGGTATGTGGGATGGCCACGAAATCGCCGTACCAGATCAGGTTCGGCGCGATCAGCGTAGTGCCATAGACCAGCGGAATCGGCAGTCCGTTACAACTGCTCTGAATCGTCACCCCGGTCAGCGGCGTGCTGGGCGATGGGTTGGCGGATGCGCCGCCGCCGAAAAGCCCGCTCATTCGATGCCCCGCACACGGTAGATGCCGGCCAGGCGCTTGCCCAATGGGCCACGGTCGGCCTCTGTCATCGTCACCCGGCCCACATCGGACCACGCATGCACAACCAGCGGCCAATTGATCACGATGGCCCCGTGCGCGGCATGGCGGCCATACTGGAACATGGCAATATCGCCCGGTTTGGGTGTTTCGCCAGCCGGTAATGGGCCGCAGTAATCCGCCAACCCAGCCAGGAACCTCGGCTCGTCCCGGTGCATGTGCCAGTCAATCGGGTAGTAATCCAGCTCGACCGGCTCGATCAAACCCACGGACGAATAGACCGCCGCCAGCAAGTTGATGCAGTCCACGCCCGCGCCTTTGACCCTGGCCGCGTGGTGAAACGGCGTACCGAGCCAAGTCTCCGCCTCGGCTACAATTTTCTCACGTATGGTCATATTGCGGTCGACGGGACGGGGATGTATGGAAAGCCACGGAAGTTGGCCAGATTGCTGAACTTCGCGGAGCACGTTGCTTGTTGTTTGTCGCAGCCGGCGTAGGCCGTGAAGGTATCGCCTACGGCCGGCGCGGACGGCAGCCGCGAGAACAGAGCAATCACCCCGGGCGCGTAGCTTTTGATCGTGCGTTTGACGCCATTGAGCGCCCCGCTGGTGAACTGAATATAGCCCTGTGCGAAATAGCCAGCCGCTTGCGTCAGGCCGCAGTTGATCGAGGATACCGTCGTCCCCGACGTGGCCGATGAGGCCGCGCCCCAGCTGGCCCGCGTCAATCCGCATCCGGAGTCGAACAGGACATGATTGCATCCCGCTTGGTATAGGTTGCGCGGCATCTGCACACTGAGCGACTCGGTCAGGCTGTTGATTCGCGCCTGCATCTCGGTTCGGCCCAGTGTCAGGTCGGCGAATCGGCCAGTGAACAAGTTGACCGTACCAACGATCGCCAGCGACGAATCCAGGAAGGCGCGGTCCAGGCTCAGGACTGCGCCATCGAATGCGCCGCCCTGGGCGGCCGACAGGATCGGTACGCCGTTGACAAGATCGGCCGAGCGCGGATAGATCGACACGTCCAGCGTGTCAACTTCAACGCCGATCACGATGCGGGTATTGCCTCGTTTGAGCACCGGCCCGCTGCTACTGTAGGTGTACGCGCCCCACACGATATCAACGTCGAAATCGGCCCAGCGCAGAACCGCTCCAGACTTGAGCGCGATCGTGTACAGGTCGGCCATGGTAAACGGTCCGCCCGCCTGGAGCAGAGACAACAGTGGGCCAGATACCGACTTCATACCTTATTTCCCGGTGCGCCGGTCATCTGGATTTTTTTGAGCGCCCAGAGATCTTGCATGAAGCGCTCAAAGTCTGCGCTATCCTGCATAAACCGGCAGCGGTAGTAGAATGAGCCTGACCACGCCAGAACCGCGCCACTGGCCGGCGCTGCGGCAAAGGTCACCAGGCCCATCGACGACAGGGTGTAATCCGTGCCCTGGACCTTAGCCACCCCGTTAACCGTCAGACTGGTGATAGCGTTGACGTTCTGGACCGGCTCAGTGAAGCCGAAGCCGCCTGCCCCCCTTGCCCTGGTCAACTGGAAAGCTGTTTGCGCGCCGGTGCCGGTTCCGAATTGCATGGCCGACACGGTGTTATCGCCCGGAATAGCGATCAGGAAGCTGTCCCACGATCCCTTCGTTTGCAGGAAGAAGCCGGCCACGGTGTTGAGTTCGCTGGTTGCCGTCCATTTTCCATCACGCAGAAATTCAAAGGCCAGGGTCACATCCCAAAGCGGGTAGGCCATGAAGGCGGCACGCGTCTCCCGGCCCGATACGGCCTGCTGAATCTTGGTCGAGAAGCGCGGCGAGACCGTGGCGTCGAACAGGATGCCGGGTAGCGTGATCGGGAAAACGGCGTTGCTCATGCGTTGGTCGGCGAGAAGTTGCGGGACTGCCTGCGCATTTCGCGGGCCAGGATGTGCCCATTGCTGCGGAGTAGATCTTCAATCCCGCGCCGGTCGACCGCGTGGATGTGGAAGTGGTTTTCGCCACCCGATCCGCCTGAACCGCTGTCGGCCATGTTGCGGATGGTGTCGGCATATTTGGCCGGCAGAATCATCTCGCGCTGGTGAGTCTGGACCAGCGGATTGACGCCGGACGGGATGTCGTAGCCGCCCTCTGCCGAGACGTTCGCCGCCAGCGCTGACACGCCAGCAAAGGCGGCCCCTGCTGCCGCAACGGCCAGGACAGGGCCGATGTACGGGATTCCGACCATCGCCTTCCATGCGCCGGCCATGGCCTCCCAGGCGCTACTCATGATGTTTTTAACAGCGGTTGCAGCCCACAGTGCAACCGATTTGGCTGCTGCCATCGTTTCGGCGGCCGCCCTTTGCGCCGTACCGGCAAGGGTCGCTCCAGTTTTGGATTCTTCGCCGGTGACCCAGGCCATGACCTTCGGTTTCACCACGCCGGTCATAAACCACTTGACCATCTCGGTACCGATGGCCCTGACGGCGTTGCTCCAGCGCAGGGTGCCGTTCATCATGGCGTTGATGCCCTGATCCCATAGGTTGGACATGGAATTTTTAAGAGTCGACCAGGTCTTCTGCGTTTCCAATGCGGATTGGGTGTTGATCTTGGCGACATCGCGCGCGTGCTTCATTTCGAGCAGGATCAGCTGGTCTTTGGTTTTCTGACTGGCAACCAGATCGTCCTTTTGCAGCTTGGCGCGATCCTCGAGCGCCATGCGTTGGATGGCGTATTCCTGGTCGAGCAGGTCGCGCTCGCCAGCCAATTGCTGCGTATTGCTGATCTGGCCCAGGGTGAGCTTGTCAGCCAACTCGTCGCGCTTGATTGCGATCGACTCCAGGCCCCTCTGTTCGGCAAAGCTGATCGCTTCGTCGTCCAGCTGCATCTGCTGCTGGGCCTGCTGCTTGTGAAGGTTGTACAACTCGCCGTTGATTTGTCGGCGCAATGCCACGTCTTGCTTGCCGTTGCCAGTAATAGATGCCAGCTTGGCTTGCCAGAACTGTTCTTCCATCGCCAGGCTGGACTTGAAATAGTCTGACTCGACTTCCTTTTTCTGGGTCAGCTCGTCTTTCCATTCGGCCATCCGGGTATCGGATTGGCTTGAGGAACCTGATCCGCCGCCATGCACCGAGAGAGCCGGCGGTTTTGATTTATGCCCTTTAGATTCTTCTTTTTTTGCCGCCGGCGCCGCGCCATTCAGCAGGTCGCTGGAAAATTTGTTGAGATCGTCGGCTGTCTGTTTGATGTCATCGCGCAGCGCGGAAAAAATATTCTTGGCATCCAGCGGGTGTGTGATGACTGCCAACAGGGCGCCGAATGTTTTACCCAACGCCTCGATCGCCAGCACAACCGGGACGGCTGCGACAACGATAAATTTGAATGCAAACGCCAGCCCATTGAGGATGGCGTTCAACAGACCACCTGCCTGCATGGATTTCGAAAACGCGTTTGCCAGCGTATCGAAAACGGGAATCATGATCTGTCCGGCATG